TTTTATTAATGAGAACCAAGGTTCTGATAAATGTTTTGTATATGTAGTCATATATATTATTTATAAATTAGATATTTCTAAATAATATGTCTCTTGAAATAGTATTTGAATGTAAAAATGTGTATAATATTGTATAAAAAAAATTGAATTAAATATATACATGTATTAATATATTACGCTTAAACATGATCGCAAACAATTATTACCCACAAGGTTTAAATTCTGAATTTATATTAGAATTAGAGCATTTAGGAACTACTAGTATAAAAAAAAGATTGGCAAGAGAATTATTGGAATTACAAAATAAAGGCGCATATATTAGTGTTGAATATAACACTAATTACAATAATATAAATTATATAAATAATAAACATTTGTTAACTATAAATATTGTTCTTAATGGCACTGATGATTTAATTACTTTTGAAATTTGTAGAGATTATCCATTTAAAGGACCTAAAAATATTAAAATAAATTATAAACCATATAGTTTATTTTTAAGAATATGTCAAGAAAAAACTTTAAATGAAGTTAAAATAATGTATTTTAATTTTAATAAAAACTTATTACATTGTTGTTTATCATGTAGTTCAATTACATGTCCAGAAAGATGGTCTCCTCCAGTTAGATTAATTAATATTCTTGAAGAAATTCAAGAATATAAAAAAATAAGACGATCAATTATTAATAAATTATTAGCATATAAAATATTAATTAAATATCTAACAGATGATAATGGATTTCATGATTATTTCTATAGTTTCCTTTTCAGCTTTTAAGAAAAGTGGAGCAAAAATAGAAAGCAAATAAATTTGGCTCCACCTTTTTTAAAGGTGGAAAAGGTATAACCAAAAATAGAAAGCAAAATAAATTTGGCTCCACCTTTTCTAAAGGTGGAATTATATATTAAAATTATAAAAATCAGAACTAATATTACGTGTTCCATATGAATAATTAGGATTTTGAGGTGTTGGCTCTGGAATAGTAACTTCTATATATCTTAGATTTTCTGGTTTAAGACTGAAAGCATATCCTGATCTATCAAAAAATCCAGCATTTTCTACAAGAAAATTATCAACATATTGATAACGCATTGCCACCATTTGACAACCATAAGCACGGCATAAAATTCCGCTGGGATTGGGCGGATTAGCACCCTTATCTGGTAATACAATTGTCATATTTCTTCTATTATATTCTGTCAATTCTTGTGTATCTGGATTATTTTTAACATTATAAAAATCATATTCTCTTGCAAATATAGAGTTACTTGTTAAATTAACATATTCTAAAAAAGCTGGATTATCTAAAAAAGCACTATTGCTTCTATCAACAATTAAAATTATTTTTTTTTGAAAACTTAACAAAGGAAGATTACCTATATTTTTACCAGAATTTTCAAAACTATAATCTTTACCAAGCATTAAAGTATTATTTGATTTAAAAATATCTGCTAAATTTGTAAACATTTTCTCATTAGTGCTTTTAATCCTTAAATGAATAATAATTGGATCTGTTGGATTAGGACATGTTCCACCAGCAAAAGCATAATTTTTAATTGTATCCATTACACTTCTAAAATCAAGTGAATTGAAAGTTTCTTTAACAAAAAAACTATCATTGGTGCTTGTTGATACAATTGGTTGATTATTAATAGAATAAATTTCAAAATCTAAACAACGTACACCTTGTTTAATAAGAGCTTTTAAATTACATATATCTACAAAATCATTTTTGTATGATCCTCCAGAACAAGCATTAAATGCTGTTTTAATATAATAATCATATAAATTATATTTACACTCTGGGTCATTTGATGATATTGGTCTAATATTACCATTTACAGATGGATATAAATTATCCATGTGACTGCATTCAGAATTTTTAAGTCTAGTTAATTGAACAATATATATGATATAAATAATTAATATTAAAAAAATTAATGATATTATCATAAAACTTTGAAAATCATCATCCATTTTTTTAAAAGCACTTAAATCAAATGTTTGTGGCATTAATATACTATATATTACACATATTATTTTAAAATGTATATTGTAAAATTTTAATAATATAATTATATAATTGCAAAAATTATGCTGTAAAAATGAGTAAAAAGTAATATTTCCTAAAACTGGTGAGAGATATCTAGATATTCAAAATATATAGCTATATGTGATTATGAAGGTAAAATATGGTAATTACTAAGGAACTTTGTTTTAGACTATGTAAATATTTTCATTTACATCAAATATAAATGAACATATAAAATTTTTTATGTGTTATTGTATCATTTTTCTTTTTGGTCGGTGTAATATGTAATTTAGAATTAAAACTAGATTAGAATGACAAAAAAATACATTATTTATATAAAAAAAATAATATTATATGTGTATATATATAATGCCACCTGTTATTCAAAATGCAAATACGGTAGAAGATGATACTTTTCAGTCTGTATCAAACAAAACTCCTGTTATAAATGCTAAACAAATAAAAATAAACTCAAATAATGTAGAAATCACTGGTAATAATAATGAAGTTAGTGATTTTAATTTCACTGATGATGCTTTAAAACAATTAATGGATATATTAAAAAATCAAAACATTAATATTCAAAACTTACAAGAAGGGTCAGAAAAAATAGAAGAAACAGAAGTAATAGAAGAAATAGATGGTGGTTCAAGACGCCGTAAAAGTAAAAAACGCAAGGGAAAAAAACATTCTAATAAATTACGTAGTCGTCGTCGTTAAATAATAATAATTATAAAAATAATTAAATAATTATATTTTATAATATGCAAGCAAATGATTTAACACGCACTGTTAATTTCAGTCAAGATACTGATCAGCAAAAAGATTGCTCACCTGGACCAAAAGTAATATTTCCTAAAGGTAGTAAACAAGTTATAGAGTATTTAGAAAATTATACTAAAGAAAATTATGAAAACTGTGAAGCACCGTATTCATATCCAAAATATATAGAAGGTAAATATTGCTGTTCAGAAGATATGGTAACTGAACAAGAAGTTTTAGACTATTTAAATATGTTATTAGAAAGCGCTTTATTAAATGTTACGTCGTCTGTGTTTCATACACACATGGAATATATCAGATATTTAATATTATTTAGAGAAAATTTATTAAAAGTATCAAAAGAGAAAGGTTTAGATTTAGTGGATAATTTTGATTATAAAATTTTTTTAAATTTTGGTATAATATCTGAACGAGAGAAAAAACCATTTAACACTTGGTTTACTATTATGCTTGCTTCAGCTAATTCACATCATCAAGACTACGAAGATCGTGAGAAATTTGGACAAATGACACGTGAACAAAGGAAAGAACGTAATTTAGCAGTAATTACCGGACCCGAAGTGAGTAGTAGTATCACCGATCAGCTGCAAGAAGCAAAAATACAGGAAAGTATCTGCCCATCCGGTTCCCCTTGTTTTCCTGATACCCGTGAGGGAAACTCACGCCTTGGTGGTTCAAGACGCCGTAAAAGTAAAAAACGCAAGGGGAAAAAACATTCTAATAAATTATGTAGTCGTCGTCGTAGTCGTCGTAGTCGTCGTCGTTGTCGTTAAATTTACACCTTTACACCTTTAAAATGCTGATTATATATAAAGGTAATTTATCGGTTGCAAAATAACAGTTACCAAAGCACGTTCTTTAAATGTGCAATGGTGTAAAAATATGAAATTATAAATTTTTTATAATAATTTAATTATCAAGTAATAATTTAATTATTTGAAATAGATAAATTATATTATAATGAATAAAGAATTAAAAAGTTTCTATAGTATATACTTAATTATGGCAGGTGGTTTAATGAATCTTGTAAGTACAGGCCAACAAAATGTTATTTTAAATGGAAACCCAAGTAAGACTTTTTGGAAAGCAACATATAAAAAATACACTAATTTTGGTAAACAGAATTTCAGGTTAGATTTTACAGGTACACCAACACTTAGTTTAACAACTGAGTCTACATTTACATTTACAGTCAAAAGATATGCTGATTTGCTTATGGATTGCTATATTTCCATAACTTTACCAAATATTTGGTCACCAATTATGCCACCACAGGCAGTAACCAATCCAGACGGGTCTACAACATATACCGACTGGGTCCCTTACCAATTTCAATGGATAGATAATTTAGGAGCGCAAATAATCAGTCGTATTACCATCAATTGTGGTAATCAACAGTTACAACAATATTCAGGACAATATATATTAGCATCTGCTTTAAGAGATTTTAGCACACAAAAACTAGCATTATTTAATGAAATGATAGGTAATGTGCCTGAATTAAATGATCCAGCTAATTCAGGTGCTCGTTCAAATGCTTATCCAAATGCTTATTATACAACTAGTCCAGCAGGTGCTCAACCATCTATTATGGGTCGCACATTATATATTCCACTTGGTGCTTGGTTTAATATGGTAACTTCACAAGCATTTCCCTTAGTATCACTTCAATATAATGAGCTTCAAATAAATGTTTCTTTTAGACCAATTAATGAATGGTTTACAATTCGTGATGTAATGGATTATCCTAATAATTATCCGGTAGTTGCGCCAAATTTTAACCAATTTTACATGCAATTTTACCGATTTCTTCAGACACCACCAGATGAAGTATTGGGTCCAACATCTTATATAGATACAAGAACACTATGGAACGCAGATATAAATTTAAATTGTACATATTGTTTTCTCTCCAATGATGAGTCTGAAGTATTTGCCAAGAATGAACAAAAATATTTATTTAAACAAGTATATGAGAGACCTTATTATAATATTACTGGTCAAAATAAGGTTGATTTGGATTCTATTGGTATGGTAATTAGTTGGTTATTCTATTTTCAACGTAGTGATGCCAACTTGAGAAACCAATGGTCAAACTATACTAATTGGCCTTATAATTATATGCCGCAAGACGTATCACCTGCACCAACTGCTGGAGATGTTCCAAATCCAGATCCAGGTTCTCTATATCCATTATTAGGCCCCGGATTAAATCCAGATGGAACATTAAGTGGTCTTTATACAACAGGCGTATATAATCCTCAGAATTTACGTAATATATTAGTTGCATTAGGAATATTATTAGATGGTCAATATAGAGAGAATATTTTGCCGGAAGGTGTATTTAATTTTGTTGAAAAATATGTTCGCACTGCTGGTAATGCTCCGCAAGGATTATATTGTTATAATTTCTGTTTAAATACTGATCCTTTTGAAACGCAACCTTCTGGTGCTATGAATATGAGCCGATTTACAAATGTTCAGTTGGAATTTACAACTATTTCGCCTCCTGTTGACCCATATGCTCAAGTGCTCACTATTTGCGATCCAACAACTGGTGATATTGTTGGTATTAACAAGCCTACATGGCGCATTTATGATTACAATTTTAACCTTTTTATTATTGAAGAAAGAGTGAATATGATTCATTTTATTGGAGGTAATGCTGGTCTTTTGTATGCTACATAATCTACTTTTAGAAAGAGTAGAGCAAAAAAATTTTTATTTATTCTTATTAAAAATAATTTTATATATGGAATACAAAATAGCTAATAAAATCATCCAAAAAAGAAGACGAGATACAAGTTCCATATTAGAAAATCCAGGTTCATATGCAACGTCTAATCCTAATATTTTACATAATAAACCACGTTGTAACCATACAATAATAAATAGAATTGCGGAACCTCTATGCCAGCCACGTGAATTATCAGTATCAGGAAATGTTTGATAGCAAAGTGGCTTATGATATTTATAACGTGGGACAACTCCAAAATTTAAAAAAACATCCCAATCATTCAATGATTTTTGATCTACATTATCCAAAAAATAGTCTATACATTTTTTTGAATAAATACATGCGTGAGTTCCTGTGCTACAAATGACACGAGGATGCGTCTCACCAAATCCAGACTGTAAATAACAAAGGGCGCCCAAATAGTAAACAAAATTGGCAGTCACATTATTTTCTAAAAAGTGGTCTATTTCATTACTATGTTTAGTCTCAATAATATTTGTGCTAAATATAAAATCGTCTTCCAAAACAAGAATATTTTGATATTCTTTACTGCGTGCATCTTTAAATATATGATAAAAACAATCAATTAGATCTTTGGCAGGAGTATTTACATAATCTTCTTTTTTGGATTTTTTGAAACCTTTGTTAAATAATATGAATACTTTTGAAGTAGGATGATATAAAAATAACTGATTTTTAATGCTAGCTAAACGACCATTTCCCTTTAAATGAATAATATAAGTAGCATCTATATTGCGAAAGATAGGGTCATTATAGTTATATTCTTTAAATGAATACGATGAACTCATAGTATAAAGTATAATTGTATAAAAAGTAAGAAAGAAATACTTATTT